ATTAATCATAGTGTGCCTCATACTCCTTTAGTAGTTCAATAAAGTGAATTGCTTTGTCTAAGTCTTGAATACCGCCCTTCATCCGCCATCTGCATAAATACTTAATAGCCGTTGCTTCTAGGTAGGGAATCTTGTTCTTATGACAAAACTCCGCTGGTTGAATTTCAAAGTCTTTATAGTGTGTGCCACCTACTTGTTTTAAACTAGCTGCCATATTTACCTTTCAAATAACGTAATGAAATCATCATCTCGTCAAACTGTCCATTATTAACTTCGTTTAACACTACAACACCTCGCCAGTGGTTATTAGTCTGTGAGTTTAAGTATGCCTCGTCATGGTCGTATCCACTGCCTACTATCATTGCGGTCATCTCTTGTCCGTCTGCTCGTCTTGCAAAGGCAATATCCCTACCTTGTTGATGTCCTGCAATACAGCTTTGGTGGTGCTTATTTAAGATGGCTTTAGCTGAAGTACATGGGTTTCCCATTACACCTGATACAAAGTAGTGGCAGAACATCACCCCTTCTACATTAATCGGTTGTAAGAATGGCACTGTTTGCCATCCAAACTTCTCATATTCTAAGTCATCTAAACTAATCAATCCTTCTAACTTTGGGTCATTATGTACTGCTCGGTTAATCCTATGCTCATGATTACCATACAACATAATCAATTTAGGATTCCAACGTTTCCTATTGTTTTGCTTTAAGGCAGCTTGGTGTTCTTTAATTGGTGCAAGCAACACCTTCATTGCATCTTTAACTGAATTTATATCTGCTTTGTAGCGCAACCCTTCCATGCTTTTAGAACCAGCCTTGTCATGACTAGACAGTGATGGCATATCTGCAAAGTCACCTAAGTGAATTATGTAGTCAGGTAGTAAGTCTACAGCATACTTACCAATGTTACTTAAAAACTCATATGTATCACCCGGTCTAATCTGACTATCTGGAATTACTAATATACGTTTACTCATATCTAATCTCCGTAAGGGCGGGGGCAACCTGTGTAAGCGCACTCCAGTTTGTGTACATACAAAATACCGCATATATTACATATTGTATGGTAGTGAGTTCCTGAGCTACCGTTCTGTCCTATAATATCAATCCTATCTTCATTCCAACCATTAGCAATGTCTTCTAAACCTGTGGCTGCTAAGAATTTGTCATACATCTCCCAATTCTCTAAATAATCAATTAACATGGCTTTATGTTTAACCTTATTTGTAGAGTATAACCAAGCTACATATTCTCTTTCGTATAGCATTTTATTACTCCTTATTTTTAGGATTGTGTGGACAAGTCTTACAAGCTATTAAAGTGTTAACTAGCCTAGTGCAACTAGCTAGACACCATAGTACTGGGGTGGGTTTAATTTTAGTCATTTCCGTAACTCCCTTTCCTCTGCTGTTTTAATATCATGACAAGCTGAACATAGTACTTGTAGATTACTCTTAGAACAAAACATACGCTTAACATATACATCCCATCCTTGAAAGCCTGTTACAGGGTCTGTTACTGGTTGTATGTGGTCTACATTCACTTCTCTCTGTGGGTAGTCTTTCTTACAAGTGGCACACCTATAATGCTCTGCTAGTCGTTTACTTGCTGGGTTAATCTTTTTACCAACTGCTGCTTCTTTTAACACTTCATACTTTGGTGGGTATTTCCTAAACCCACCTCGTAGTAGTGACCTTATAAAGGTGTCAAACTTACCTTGTGTCCAAGTGCTTACCTGCGATGTAGTAGTAGACCTCTTTCCAGGCGTCTTGGATTTCTTTTTCGTCGTTAACATGCGATAATGTTTCCCAATAGTGGTCCTTCATAAATTTAGCAACAATCGCTTCAACATCCTCTTCGGATAATTTTACATCAACCATCTTTACTTTCTGAATTGTTACTAGCATCTGTAATCCTCTCATATCGTTTTAAATAACTATCATTAGGGTGTCTTAAAACATATACACACCCTGCGTTCATAAGGAATTCTTCTTCGCTACCATACGCACCTAAACACTTATCTATAAACTCTATTTCATCTATACAATTTTCTAACATTTCCACGGCTTTTACTTTGCCAATACCTTTTGCACCTTTAATGTTGTCTGTGCTATCCCCTGTAAGGATTTGTGTGTACAAAATTTGTAAGGCACTAAATTCGTCTATATCACTCCACTTCTCTTCTTTCCGCCACCGTTTATCAGCTGGACCACCCTCAATAGCCCACTGGTAATGCTTACCTATAACTTGTAATAAATCCTTATCTAAAGATATAATAACTGTTTGGTCGTCTTGATACATTCCTAGCAAGTCATCCGCCTCTAGTGTTTCCACACTCTCCGCTAAATAATTCACTTCTAACCACTCACGAGCTGATTGTAAATGAGTGGGCTTAGGTGCAGTTCTATTAGCTTTATATTCATGGTAGAGTTGCTTTCTAAAGTTATTACTTCCTGATAAGTAGTACTTGTAGCTTTCACACTTAGTTTGTTCTGTGAGTTCTTGTATAAGGAATTTCATCTTTTCCGCGACATTACTCCATTCATCTTGTGAAACAGAACACCTATAAGCAATTAAATCTGCATCTATTAGTCCTATCATTACCAATGCCTCCATATTCCTGCAATAATGTGGAGGCAGGTTACCACCTCCAAAATTATAATTAACTTTTTAGAGGACATTAGTAGGGAATGTCATCTTCCATTGTGTCAAAGCTATCAATCTTAGGTGTGTCAACACGAAACACCCACTCTTCAAAATCACGCGCTAGTGCCTTAACTGCTTCTTTATCCAATGCCTTTGCACCAACTGTCAATACATTCACAGCAGCACTTAAGCTAGACTGGCGGACAATCAATCGTTGGCGGTCAGCACGTTCCTCTGACGTCTCATAATTTGACTTAGGTGGGGCAGCTGTTGCCTTACTTGTAGAATCTGCTGGTGCTACTACTGTTGCCACACCGATAGCTGTCCATTGCCAATAGTCACCAACCTTTACTGAAGTAACCTCAACTAAGTCACCAGGTGATACCCTCTCAAAGTGTTTGAACACTTGCGGATTCTGAAAAGACATTAACTTTTTTTCTGTTAATTTGCCCTCAGCATTACGAAAGGCTACTGTTAAAACCCCATATGTGCCTCCTGTTTTATTTGGGCGGTCTTCTCGGCTAACATTAACAACTGTAACTTGCATATAAACTCCTTAATTAACTACGACCATATCACCCCAATTACTGCCAACTTGGTTTTCACAAGTCATGGGGACATTAAACTTAACTCCAAACACCTTCTCTATATTTGCTGGAATGTCTTTAAACACCCCATGAAACATATCATTTAACACTGGTATCAACCCTGCATCTTTAAAATCTAAGATTATAGAGTCATGTACCGTATTGACTAATAAGCAGTCAGGTAGGTCTAACTTCTTTAACCTATTATAAGCACTAACCCTAACGAGTGCCATTATATCTGCTCCAGTGCCTTGCACAGGGTAGTTCTTTATTGTAGTGGGTGTGTACTCTCCACCATATTTTTGAAACTTAAAAAACCTACCTAGTGGTGTACTCAACTCACCTGTTTCAATTACTGTTTTAATTATCTTCTTATGCCATGCACTAATTCCTGCATACTTAGTGTAATAAGCCTCAATTACTTCTTTCCAATACTCCCTAGACTTGCTTACCGATGTAAAGTCTGGGTCTTGTGCAAAACTAAACTCATTGCCTCCATATAAAATTCTAAAATTTAACACTTTAGCAATTCCCCTATCAGGGAGTCCAAACTTTATCTGATTGGAAGTGTGTAGGTCTTCACCATTAATAAACTCTTGTATTAACACTTCATCTTGTGAAAGAAAAGCAGCTACACGAATTTCTAAGGCTGCTGCATCACACTGAAATATCATTTCTTATCCTTAACTTAAATGTGTTTTAACTGTTTGGTACGAAGTATCCAATCAGTGCCTCGCTCTTTATCCCACTGTGCTATAATTTCACTATGTGGTTTTTTGTCTTTCAGCCCTTGTAAAAGATTCTGAAGTGCATAAACTATATTACCAGTGACAAGCTCTTTTTTCATAATTTATTGTCATTATACTTAGCATTAAAGAATTTGTAGAATGCTTCAAAAGTATCCATACTAATCCCCTCATTAAGCATGGTTTCTGCTACACCATACCGTTTAATACAATCACTAAACTCCACACATGTAAAGTAGAAATGTTTCTCTTCTTCATTACCCATATCTTCGTTTTCCATTTCTTCATTATCCATTTTACTCCTCCTTTAGTTCTAGCGTAGTGCAAATAGCTTTACCTTTAGATACTTTAGCTTGGGTACATTCATATTTACTAATCTGCCCTAGGGTTGCCTCGTTATGTTGGACTCCTTCCACCACACCCATTAAAATAATAAACAGTGTAAGGCTGCCTATTAATATGTTTTTATATATGTCATCCATTTTATTACCCCTTTACTTCCCGTTTATACTTGTCGAGGCGTTCTACAATAACTAAATCATAATGAGAAAACTTACGGAACGTGCTTAATACCTCTTCTTCTGTTCTGTGCCATTTAGTTATTATAAGCTTGTCATCACCGTGGTCAACTAGCCACTGATACTCATATACAGGCTCTTGCGTGAATGTAATATCTACTTTACCTCCCATAAATTCACCACTAAAAGGTACAAAGACAAGACTATCAACAATACTATACTCATAAATCCACCCTCCAGGGACTCTTGTTATAATTAAGCTATCGCTAGTCACTATATGTTCATGAAGCTTTAATGTATAAATAGTTTGTTCTTCTTTCATTACACTTCCCCTTGTGTCAATGGTTTGTAGTAACCAGTAATCAAGCCTGTCTCCTCTGGTCGTGGTGAACCCTCTTTATGTTTTAGAATTAGATTGGCAATATATGCACAATCATCTTTATCATACTCACGGACTATATCCATTGCTTGCTTAAAAGCTTTATAACTACTAAGTTTCTTTTCAATAGCCATATCTACTCCTAAAAATGTTTTTCATTTCACCTGATATATTCTGAAGATTAGGTTTGCTGCTGGATAATCGCCCTGTAACAACTGACACTTGGCTCAAATTGCCATATAAATAATCACCTTTCCAATTCATTTTCTCTCTTAAAGCTGGCAGTCCTTTGTAATATGTCCCTAATAATTTCTCTAGCTTTGCCAATGATAAGATAATCTTTATGAGATGTTTCCCTGCATTATCACGACACTTTAGTTGTTTAAGAATGTCTGCACCTGTCTGCCAAAACCCTGCTTTCTTTAATTCTGTCTTAGCTAAAGGCTTAAACTGGGTTGGTAAGTTAAATACAAAATCTTGCCACCCATACTTATCTTGCCCTACTCGGTCACCAGTCTTATAAACACCAACTAACACTTTTCGTGGGATTGTAATCACCCCACCGTAAATCAATGCTGACATATGGTCACCACTGGCTGTATTAAACTCAGGTACGTCATGATAATCAGTCAATTCTTGCTGTAATTTCTTTATCTCTATTTCTAATTCTGTACTTGACATTATACACTGTTTTTCATCAAAAAACAAGCCATTATGTTCCATCTCAGCTAAACAATGTGTATCTTGATTGTGCACTGACACTAACCTTTGGAACTGTACACTTTGCATCTCACACCTAGCTTTCTGGTGGTTATAAATAGCTAATGTTGTAGGTAAGTCATGGTGCTGTAAATAGTCTGCTATTTCTTCATATGGGATGTCACAGGTTTGTATCCCTTCTTCCCAATATTTAGTTTTAATGTCTGGTTTCTGTTCCAAGCTGTAAATATCCGCCATTTGATTCATTGATGGGTATGTCATAGTTTGCCCTGACAACATATATTCTACTAAAGAGCAGTCCCATATCCTCTTATGGCTACAGGTGATACCTAAATTCTTTAAGTGGTGGATGTCAAACTTAGCATTACAAAACACCAACAACGTGGCTTCATCAATCGCTTGTTGTATTTCTACTAATTTATGCCCATATGGTTCATCCTTATAATATTCAATATCCCATATTGTATCACCAACCCCAGCAAAGCACACATAGTTACGTGTGTCTGCAAAGTTGCCTTTGTTATAGATTGACGTTTCTAAGTCCACTGCCTTAATCATATAGTTTCCATATTCTTAAATATGTGTGCAATTACATCAACTGTCCACCCATTACCTAACATCTTATACCTTTGGCTATTGCTGACACCATCTGTGTAACCATCAGGAACTGTTTGTAGGCGTTCACACTCCAATGGTGTAAGCTTTCTGTAATACACCCCCCCTTTAGTGGCAACATTATCCTTTTGTACTGTAGTTATGGTGTTGGTTTTACCATCATCTCTAATTTCTAACCGTTGTTCCGTTTTACCCACGACACTTCCTTTATGGTCTTGCCTTTTACCATCAATAAGGTATCTACCCCTCCATGCACCACATAATATTTGTGGGACTAAAGTCATTCCAGTATTCCCCGCCCCTTTATACATTGTTGCTAACATACATAGTGACTTTTGATTAAGTTCCTTGTAGTGTTTGCGATTTCTAGCTGTGTCTTTGACTGTATCAACGACAATATTTTCAATAATATCATTAAGCACAATGCCTTTATCGTTCGGCTGCACAACATTAGGTATGTTAGTCCAATAAAGCCTAACCCGATTTTGTGCCGACACTAAGGCTGAATTAATCATTATAGGTTTAACACCTAAATGCTCAGATATAACATCCTGGAACTCTTGTTTCATTCTTACATTTTCTAACATAAAGTATTTAGGCTTGCACTCTTTTAACAATCTAACAAACTCAAAAAACAAAGCTGACCGTGGGTCATCAAAGTTAAGCTGTTTCCCTGCAAAGCTGAACCCCTGGCAAGGGCTACCACCTATAAGTAAGTCAATCTTAGGTAACTCACTCCCTATAACTTTAGTAACATCCCCTATGTGGGTGATATTTGGGAAGTTTTTCTTAGCAATCTGCATAGCATACTTATCAACTTCACTAGCATAATAGTTATCCACTTTTATGCCTAAATTGTTTAAGGCAATCTGCCCACAACTCATACCATCAAATAAACTTAATACATTCATTTTATACTCCAAATAGCTGCTGTGTGCCAAGAGCATACCCCGAAAGAAACGATAAAACCACAAGTGTAATGAGTAATCCTGCTTCTAAATGTTTATTCATTTCAACACCTCCGCTGTGATTAGATTTCCAGTTTCACCATTGAATGTTAATTTTAGGGTATGGCAATGTGACCAACACTCTAAATCACTATAGAGTGTGACAACATCCTCTTCAAGTTGTAAAGTAACATGCTTAATTATTTTTGGCTTAGGGGCGGGCTTAAATCTGAATTCAGTTCCATACTTGTCAAAATCTGCAAGGTTAGTAACAGACCACCACTTTGAAAAAGTTTTGTATTCAACGTCCACCCCATCTAACCATAGCCTTACCCATTCCGCATGTACATGTTTCATATAATCCCTTTTAATAATAATATTGTCTATTAAAGAAAATCACCAATTACTTTAATAAGATTCTAGAAAAAGTGTATAGTTTTTCTAGAAATGAACCTGCTACTAACGAGTGATTCTCGTATGTTCAAAATACACTTAAGTATTTGAACTGTAAACTATTAGATGGCAGTTACATATCTGTGTATCTGCTAATCAGTGGATTTAACATAACATCCACCCCTTTAATGTGCCTCATAGTGTCAACGGTTGTTGCATCACCCCTAAGCTTATTACGCGGTGTTGATATAAACCTAACATCTTCATACCCATCTTTATCTATTTTACCTATCGTAATTAGAAAGTCAAGCTCTGAAGGTTTACCTGTCTTACCCCCTGCCAATTGGCTTTCAGTAATCACCCTTTGATTCGCACCACTAAAGTCCGCTTGACCTACACTTATAATCGGACAATACTTTTGTGCGAGCTGCCTAGCCCATTTATAAATTGCATGTAAGCGTAAGTCCTCTCGGTCACCGTCAAAGCCTAATACTTTATCCGAATTGTCTATAACCACTAAACTAGGCTTATGCGCTTCCATAATAGCTTCAATATGTCGCTTAGTAGAATACTCTGGCGGTACAAACTTAATACGTTTCCCTATTTTAGTGTTCCATATCTCTTCATAGTGTGTGAGATTATTCTTAATCTCTTTATATGGCTTACCAGTAAGCGAGCTATACAACCTCCACACTACATCCTCTGAATTTTCCTCGTTGAAAAATATTGTTACATTTTCATCTTCAGGTAATTGCTGTGCCATATATATAACTTCACTCACCCATAAAGCAGTTTTACCTGTTTCAATCCGTGCAGCGATATGCCCTAAATTACCCTTTCTTATTGCACCTAGTGATTGCCTTAAGCATTTTAATTGCCAATTCAACCCTGGCTCTAATTCATCAATCTTAGTTAGCTCGGTAATGCTAGTGGATATTAGTTCAACGTCTGCCGTAACAATTGTACTTTGAGATTGTTTAGCTAATATCTCGTTAAGCTTTTCTACACTTTGCTTGCCTTCGGCAACATCTAAAGCCATTAAAGCCACATCACTTGCCCATGCCCTGCTTAAATGTCCTTCTAAGTATTCTAACACGCCCTCCAAGGCACTTTCTGAAGCCTCTATGGTGTTTAAATTCTCTCTTAATACTAAGCGGTCACCTTCCTTTAAAACGGGGTAATTCGTTAGGTATTTTGCTTCTAGTTCTGTAAAGCTACTGGCTGGCAAACTCTTAAAAAGTTTATTCATTATAGGGTAGTTTTGCTTGATGAATTCCAAGTTTAAACTACTGTAATACTTATCATACAAAGTGATGTCTTCTACAAAGCACTTCAATATCCTGTATTCAACCATAAAACCCCCTATGATTTATTGCATGATGTAATGTTACCGCAAGTCATGCATGAATAGGTTACGCCATTCACTGTGTAAAAATTCCAAACACAATCACTTGCAGTTGCCGTTGTTGCTAACAATGTTAATGCTATTAGTAAATATTTCATTTTATTTCTCCTTTAAAGGGTGCATGTCTTAGCTCTTCATCAATAGCAATCACCTCTTCACGCTCGTTATTTTTACTAAAACATATGTATTTTTTATGGTTGTAATCACTCATTTTAGTTATCCTTCTCGTATAAGTGTTCAGCATGTTGTTTAGCGACGAGGTCTATGTATTCACGCATAATACCCACAATGTCAATTCCAAAATCATGGTATTGTGAATGGCTTAATGGTGAGCTTCTGTAATTATTAAACGCTTGAAATATATTATATATAAACTGTGAGTTATTGTTATTAGTACATAACAAGTCAGCTAACAATCGTTCATCGGCTTCAATTTCTTCAGCTAATTCAGCTATGCGCTCGTCGCGGTCGTCAGCTTCATCTTGGCTATCCAAATAACGGTTAAGCTCTCGTTCTCTATATCTATCTTCGGCACTATTACCAAAACATCCAGCCATGATTATCATCCTTTCCTATAAGTGGTAATGAGCATTATACATTAAACCTTAAAGTGACACAATGCTATTTAAGTTATTAAATATCTTTACATAAATCTAAATATCTGTTATACTCTATATATTTATATATATATATATTAATATATATATAAAATACATAGTATTTTATATTATATATATATAAAAGACTTAATACTTAAGTCTTTATAAAGTTATATATATCTTTATTACTATATTCTTTAGGGTCTTTAGTACTTATAACCACTTTCACGGTTACACCTAGCAATTCACCTATACTACGCGCATTTCTTACACTCTCTCGCGCTTTATCTCTATCATTCCATAGTACCACCTCACTAAACTGCTTTAATGCGCTTACATGCTTTTCTGCAAGCATTGCACCTAGCATTGCAACGGCACTAAACTGGCGTGCCACCTTTACGGCACTTACAATATCTTCCACAATCACGCACGTTTCAGGATTATTTCCGTATATTACGCAAGGCTTGTCACCTCGTCCATCATATTTCCTTTTACTATTAGGTGCAAAGCATCTCCCATGCCAGTGATTTTCGCTATAAGAAAGCACTAAAATGTCATTATCAACATTATATGCGAATAATTCCATCTCTTCAGACGTTAATCCATACCCTACAAGCCACTTTCTAGCCTCATGGTGCAATTCTTTTGTCAAAGCAATACCTTTATATACGCTATCACTTTTTAACGCCTCAAATCGCTTTAAACTTCGTTTAGGTTTAGAATATCCACACCCAAAACAGTAAAAGTTTTCTGTATATTCCGCTAAGTTGTCTTTTGAATTACATTTAGGGCATGGATTAAATCCTATAAAAGCCATGACTATTCTTCTTCATTGTCATAAAAATCGTCGTAGTCATCATCACCAGGTAAGCAAATAAAATCCGCCCCTATATGCTCATTTTCAACATCAATTTGAAATAGAATTGATGTATTTTCTATAAAACTAATTGTCTGATTCATGACTTTTAACCTCTTTTAG